TCAACCTCTTCCCGACTCATCTGATCTATCTTTCCATGCAATACCTCCCGACGATCAACGATAAGTCCCCCGACTTTGAGCAACAATCCTTGAGCCTGTATAGCCGCGTTAAATGCACCCCGACTCCAAGCGTCATCCCGTAACTTATACAAGTCCTCGACTGCTCGCTCATGCGTCAGCTCAAACTTTTTCTTAGCCTCCGACATCAAGCGTTCATACTCCCGACGTACATGCGAATACTTATTACCTTCTCGCATATACCTACCGATAACGACAGGATTCTTATATCCTGCCTTCTTAGCGGCCTCTGCAAACGATAACTGAGGATCGTTGACTGCGTTCCATACTAATAACCTTTGTCTCTTAGTAAGCTGTCTCTCATCTACGTCCATATACTCTAAAGGCATATCTTCGACATCTTCCTCTAAGGTTTTATCTACAGTAACACTTTGTCTTATTCTTAAATCTTTTGCAGGCATATTACTCTTGCTCCTGGAAATTGTTTACTTATCTTAACAATAGCGTCCGATTCTAACAAATCGACGTATTCTTTATCTAAGTTCTCTCTGATATGTGATTTTAGTTTTGTCATACTTAATTTAGTTTTGTCAGAGTTTTGTCACACTTATTCTGACAAAACTATAAATCCTCCGAAACCCTGTATTTATAAGGTATATTTATTTTAATATATATATATTATTACTATATATAGTACTTTTGTCATACTTTACCTTACCCTCCCTTTACATTCTTTACATTTTGTATCCACACTTACAGACAAAGCCCCATACCCTGACAAAACTGACAAAACGCCTAAAGTGCCTGACAGCTACGTTTCAGAGCCAATAGTTTTGTCATACTAATCGTCATCTCTGACAAAACCCGTTATTTCGGGGTCAAAATACTCGTTTCTCTCTATATCTAGCCCGAAACTTTCCGACAATAACCGCGCTATTGCATCTAAGCCATTCTCAGGTCTTGAAGAGTAATTAATTACTTCGCATATACCATACGCGAGTATCATCTCAGCGACCATCTCAGGATCAGCGCCTCTGCGTACAAAATCCTTGAATAGCGAGTCCAGGCGTTCTTTTCCTTCGATATGACTAGGATTACGTCTGTATGTGTTTAAGTTTACTAATTTTAAGTCTGTCATACCGACAGTATAGCCGATTATTAAACTTCGTCGTAGGTTTCGGATATGAATATAGGTTGATCTTTGCCGATATACGCGCAAAGTACGTTAAAATCCATATACTCGATTGCTTCTTCACTCGTCATACCGTCGCGCTCGACTAGGATCTCGACACACTTTTCAACCGAATAGATTAGACGTTCCTCCGATACAACCATATCGTAGGTCTGTCCTATGATTGCTTTGTCGAAACCGTCTGCTTTTAACATATCAATAAGGGTGAGGTACTTCGTTGCTGACTGTACCTCGAGCCATTTGTTTACCTTCTTACGGAGAAAGAGTGCAACTGCATATCTATTATTTTATAGAAGCCGTATGTATTGCTTCTCTCGAGTTGTCGGGTTGCGTTAGTACCTTGATGTATTTCTTATAACGCTTCCCTCGTTTAACTTCGTAAACCTTTATCCAGGCGTATTTATTTACCATCTTCATTTGTAAGTACCACCAGGTTAGGATTCTCTTGTATGAACTTCAGACTATTTAATACGTAGTCTTTGTTCTCTGCGTTCAGTTTTTTGAAATTCGTTACGATCTGTTCGATCAGGGCCTCTTCATTCATATCTCCCCCATATTCTGATCTTAAATTATACTGCATCTAGTGTATCCCCGCTCTTTTATATACTTTCTCGTAGAGTTCGTCCCACCTGGCTTTTGCAGTCTTAGGATCCAAGTCTTTCTCAGGGTAATACTGAATATGACCTTGTTTATCTTTTGTATATCTAGCAACAGAGCCATCTTGCAAAGTAAATTTAAGGAACTTTTTCTTTTTAGTATTTGCCACTCTCACACTCCAATATATCTTGATGTATTTCTCGTCTGACAAGAACCTTAACATCTTTGTCTAGTTTAGTTATCACTTTTATATCCGACACTTTCGGCGTCCAGGTTTTCCAGTTGTTCGCTTCATGCAGTACCGCGTCTTGAAAGCCATACTCGACATCTTCCGTATGATGCTCAGTTGTTATGTAAAAAGTGTTCATTTTATTCTCCAAACTCTAAAGCCATTTTCCCATTTTCTTGATGTTGCTTTAAAACCATG